GGAATATCTTTTGCAATATGTGCTGTAGTGTTTTGTGTTTGTGATGTTTGTGTCGTTGTACTAACAAGTGTTACTGAAGCAGTAACTTGTGATGTGTGAACATTTGCAAGTGTCATACCTAAAACAACTACTGTACTTCCTGATTGCACAGTATAGAGTGTTTCAGGAGTACCTGAACTTGCAGGACAAACATCCCTTGTTATAACTTTAAATGTATTTGCCATCTGTTTCTCCTTATCCTAGTGCTATGGCTAGTGCTGTTGCTTCGTCTTGAATAACTGAACTTAAAGTTGCTCCTGCAACTGTTATTGCATCTGCTTCTAGTGTTCCGTCAAAGTCACCATCAACGGCATCTATGTTACCTTTAAATATTGTAGCCGTTACAGTTCCTGAACTTGGATTGTACGTAAGATGACCATCCATTTCCAAACCAACATTACCTGTGCTTGAGGTAGCACCCTCTACAAAAGTAATTAAATTTTCTTCATCTGTGCTTTCATTATCCGTTACTAAAACATGAGCTGCATTAGTTGCATTAGTAGCAGTACCTGTTGTATCTTGGTTTAACGTACCAATAACAAAATCTAAAGTATTATCACCATCTTCGTAAGTAACAGTAATGTTAGTTTCAGTATTTGAACTAACCATCGCACCAACAGTATCGGCAATATACTCATTTAAAGCTGTTCCATCAACTGTTATAGCATCAGCTTCAAGCGTTCCATTTATATCAGCATCACCTTCTATATCTAAAGAAGCAGCATCAAGTTCACCTGCTACTGTAACAACACCATCTGTTAATGTAATTAAGTCAGTATCATCTGTATGTCCAATTGTTGTTCCGTTTATAAGAACATCGTCAATATCAAGAGAACCACCAGAGATTAATCCAGTTGTAGTGATTGTTGAAGAACCTGTATCAATAGTTCCAAAACCACTTGTTATACTACCACTATTCAAAGCTCCTGTCGTAACAATATTACTTCCACCAACATTGTGGCTGGAAAAATATGTAGAAACTGTATCAACATTGGTCATACGCATTGTACCACCATCGTTAATTAGTATTCCATCTCCACTTGCTACGGATGTAGTACCTCTTGCTGTTCCACCATCAATTAAGTTTATTTCTGCTGCTGTTGAAGTAACATTAGTACCCCCAATATCTAAGGTAGTTACAGATATTTCACCTGCAACAGTAGCAACACCGTCTGCTAATGTAATCAGATCAGTATCATCTGTATGCCCTATGGTTGTTCCATTAATGAGGACATCATCAATATCTAAAGAGCCACCAGAAATTAATCCTGTGGTTGTTATTGTTGATGAACCTGTATCAATCGTTCCAAAGCCACTTGTTATTGAACCACTGTTTAATGCACCCACTGTTGTTGCAGCAGTTGTAACAAGATTGGGCATTGCAGTTATTTCATCGTCAAAGTATGCAGCTAAATCTGTAACTGCAACCTGTTTCATTGTGCCATCATCATTAAACACAACTCTATCAGCATCTGCTACTGTAGTTGAACTGGCAGTTGTATCGCCATCTATTATGTTCAATTCAGTAGTTGTTACTGTCGCACCGTCAAGTATTTCTAGTTCTGCTTCAGAAATACCTGCTGAACCTATTGTTACTGTTCCTGAAAAAGTTACATTAGCACCACTGAATGTCATTGCAGTTGTCGGTGTTGAACCTGATTTAATTACAAGTTCGCCACCACTATTTGTAAATGACCCATAGGTGGCACTACCATTTTTAAGGGTAATATCATCCCCATCTGCATCGAGGATTATATCCCCTGCAGCATCTAATGTAATACCACCTGCACTGGCAAGTTTAATGGAGTCTGCATTAGTGCCATCAGACACAAGATCCAAATCACCATCAGCGTTACTATAAATATATGTACCAGTGTCTTGAAAGTATAGCTTCTCAGTGCTATTAATAAGAATGTCATCAGAGAATTTAAAATAATCCTCATCCTCCATCCAGTATAATACACCATCATTACTCTCACCATCAAAAGTTACTGTAATATCTGTACCAGAAGTTCCTGCACCAAAGGTTAAAGTATTGCCCAATAACTTTGTTACAGGTCCACCTTCATTAGCTGTACCATCGTGAGTATGTCCACTACTTGCTTGAAATGCAGCTAGTAACTGGTCAAATTCATCATTGGTATGTGCCGCTGTAATTGTATCGCCATCAGTATACGATGACTGTCGTGTGTACGTTGCTCCCATCTATCTTCTAGCCCCTACCTGATATTCTAGACCAAATCCTTTCAGTGAATATGGTGCTGTTGTTGCACTGTCGTTTATTCTTAATGCGACAGCAAATCCTGATCCTTCTACTGGTTGCCTTACAAGTGGTTGTGAAGTACCCCCATAAGTACCGGGAGTGGATGAAGTTGCACCATAACTGGTTGTTCCATATATTGCAACGACATCAGTAGAAGTTAATGAGTAAGCTGCAGGTCTTGCAGAATTTTTATCCTCATAATCGTATCGTACAAACATATCAGCGTATATCGCTGATTCTGGTTTGTAGTTAATAAGTACCCTTTGCATATGCTTCCGTATGCCCGGATCACCAAAAGTTAGATCTGGACTTCTATATCTTCCAGAAATCTTTGTTCCGTTAAAATCATTTCCCTGTTCTTGCCTATAGATGTATCCATCATAACCACCGTGCAGGACAAGAACCTTACCTGCTTCTACAAAAGTATCTGTTGATGCAGGTTTAATCCCTTTTAACTCTGCAAATTCAAAGGCTGCTCCTTGAGCAGTTCCCTTCATAACACAGATAACACCTGCTGTACTTGCTTCACTTGTTCCATCTTTAGGAAAAAATATCCTGTATTGTGTTTTATCAGGTATAACAATTGATTCAAATAGGGCTGAATCATTTATAACTCCGTCAAATACGGACTGTATGTTTGCACTTATTGTTCCAAGTTCAACGTCACCAATTCTTGCAGTACCTGCAACTGTACGCAACCCATCTGGTCCAAGAAAGATTAAGTCACCTGCAAATTCCTGTATTGTATCTCCGTTGACACATCCTATATTTCTCGTTACAGGAACAATAGCAAAATCTGCTAAAGCACTTCCTGTCAATTTAAAAATTCTATTCTCACAAAATATGAACAGACTATCACGGAATGTCTTTAATCCAACGATTGTATCGTCAACTTTAACGCTTCCTGCACCACTTCCTGAACTAAACGCATCTTCGTCAAAAGGTTGACTAAATACTACTTCCTGTGGTGTGCTTGACATTCCTGCATAGAACATATGTTCTCTGAATGATGCCACGTATTTAGCACCTTCAACACTTGATTCTGTAATATCTGTAGCTGTAAAAGATGTGTTGAAAACTGTAGGGTCATTTGTTCCATCAACAACAAGTATCTTGTCGTTACCATCGTAATTGAATCGTTCAAAATTATACTTACTTGCACTTGTTCTTCCAGTATCCCTGACTGTCCAACTTTCAGATACTACATCATCAATTGCATGGTCTGCAGCAGATGTAGAACTAGTTGCTCGTGTTACACCTGTAAGTGTTGTAGCTGTTTTTCCTGTGTATGTAAATATTTCTGAACTAATCTGTATTGTTCCACTTGAACTAAATCCACTAGTGCTATCCACAGTTATAGTACCTGAACCTGTCATTCCTGATCCTGAAGCTATAGCTACTGCTAATTCAGTTGAAGCAGATGTCCAAATCTTTTCCCCTCTGGCAGCTACAATGTTATTGTTAAAAAAGGCTGTCATTAATACTTTTTCTGTGCTAGCAGATGTTTCAGGAACTATATGGTTTACGTGTTTTCCAAATCCATTTATCCTTCTGTAACCCCCCTCAATATCAGGTTCAAAGTTCAATAACTCTAGTGCCTGTCCGGGCTGCATAATAAAGGTTGATCTACTTTTAACAAGTCCACCTTCACATGTAAAGGCAAAAGGCTGTGTTTGAGAAAGATCAGGCACTTATACTGCCCTCATATAGTTTTTTCGGTTAATCAATTCAACTCTCATTCGTTTTACACCATCCTGATATTCTTGGTTGGCAAATTGGGCATTCTGTAAATCAGATCGCAACATAAAAGCATAGTATCTTGCTCTGGCTATTATTACAGGTTCAAACCGTGTTGGAATTATAGACGTATCATCGTGTGAGGATAAATCTGTATGAGTAGTGTAGTAGTCAAACTTAATACTTAAATTATCGCTATCAGGTATAGGACTAAAACCTACTTCATCATTATACGTGGTGAATACGTAGTCTGGTTCACCAACTTTATCTACATCAGTTGCAGTATCTCTTTCTCTGTACCTATCATTCCAATCTTCGTAGGTAAGAAATGATAATTTCTGAGGATTAATGTCGGCTTGAGTTACAGTAACTAATCCAACGTATGCGTCACTACCTGATGCTTCAGCAAATGTAATGTAATGAGTTACTGCAGTAGCAGTAAACGAAAATGTTGTATAGGATGAATCATTAGCATTGGTAAGTGTTATAGTTTGAGATTTAGTTTGCGACCCACCTGATGAAGTACCAATAGTAACTGTAGTTGTTGCTCCTGTGAGTTTTACAACTACATCGTATCCTTTTCCTACGATTAAATCAGACATAGCCTGAGTAGCTGATGCACTGGTAAGTTTCATTGTGTTGCCAAACTTAGAACTGGCTGCAGGAGTACCTGATACAGTTGTCCAGCCTGTTACGCTTGCAGATCCACTAACTTCAAAATCACCGTTAGTCACATAGTCTTTAGGTTGAAGGAATACTGTATCGTAATCAAGATATTTTAAAGTTGACGATACTGTAGCATAGTCGTATAACTGTTTACCTGATACAAGATCTAATACACCCCCTGCTCTAGTAAAGGGCCAGTTAAGTTCTGCGTTAATTACGTCTGTAATGGCTCGATTGATAAAGTCTTTTGCAGAAGTTTGAATACCTCTAGAACTACTGAAGGTAGAACTGGTTAATTCTACTTCATTTAAGTCTCTTAAAACGTTATTTATTAACGTTAGATACGTGTTTGCCATTCTGCTTCTCTAGTTTTATTACAGACTTATAAATATCTTTATAGACATTTTTAAGTTTAGTTTTAATTTCTTTTGCGTGTTGTTCGGATTTTGCTTTACTTTCAGCAAATTCTAGGGCATCCTTAAAGAACTGTTTCATATTTTAGTATACATGTTATTGATCCTAAATGCAACCCTATTCTACAAATTGGTCTTTTATACTCTTAATTACATTCTTTAAATCAAAAGGCTTTTCATTTGGTCTGTATGGGCATTGGTATTCTCTTGGGCATTCCCCTGCATCATATGGAATATATTCCCTGTATTGTGTGTTATTTGCCCCTACAAATACGCATACTCTTTGATCTTTACCTAGTATTTGACTTGCCAACCTACAGGTAGTCATTTTACCTCTAGCTTCTTGAATACCAGCAAACAAATACATAAGTATAATAATAGTCGATAAAACTAGAAGGAAAGGCTTACTATCCATAATATCCAAGCTACAGATCCAAAACCAACCAGAGATGTAATTCCTATAATGGTGTAGTCTCGTATTTGTCTGTTTCTTTCATCTCTAGCGTATACAACTTCCTGCCTTGCTTTACGGATTCTTCCTTCTTCTCTAAGCAGGTCATCCCATGCTGATGTACCATAATTGGCTACTAAAAAATTCCTTAATTCTTCTCTTTGTTTTGCTAATTTCTTTCTTGCACTAAAACTCTCTATTGCAACTTGTTCTATTGAACCATTAAATACTCTGTCTAAAGCTGAAGGGCTGTTTGCATTTCTATGAACATTATCAACATCACTGACTGCAGTCATCCACTTACTTAATTCGGATGACATATCCTCTATCTCTTTGCCTACCATTATTGCCTTTTTAATGGCATTATAGGCTGTAGTTGCCCCTGTAACAGCGGCTGATAGAGTAACTGGGTCAAGCATTGGCTTAATACCTTATGAATTTTTTAGATTTAGGTTTAAAATACTCAGATAAAGCCAGTTTATGCCTTTCTCTGTCTTTTTGTTTAATAGGTTCTAGTTTTGTAAACTCACACCTTTCATTCGACTTATTAGTCTTTCGGCTCTGTTTGTTACTTGACTGTGCCATCTGCTTTGTCTCATCTGCTCTGCTGCTTCAAGATGGTCGCCATCTTTAACAGCCTGTATTTTCTTTTTAAATTTGCAATAACGAGGGTAGCCAAGATTAAACATCATATTGCAACATATTAATCTTACAGTCTCATCCAAAGCATCCCAATCATCGTATACTTTTCTGCAATCATTTAAAGTAGTCTGTATATCTTGCTCAAACCATTCAGCAACTCTCTCTTTGCTAATGACTGTTCCAACAGGTTTACCGTGTTCTGGATCAGACTCTTTTAGCAAATGCCCCACCCCTGCTGTGGGTAATCCTAAATGATCAAGGTATATATGGTATTTGCAACCCTCAGCTATCTCATGTTCTGTGCGTAACCTATCGGTAAACATTTTCATTAGTGCAACTTCTCCTTATCCTTCTTTTCTAGAACAGAGTAGTAAGCTTCTGTTATCTGTTTTAGATCTTCTTTTAGTAAGATTATTATCTGTTGGGCAGCCAGAAGTTCTCTTCGTAAAGCTTCTTCAAAAGTATCTTCGTGGTTATCCCATCCGTTTCCTTTTAGCATTATCTTCCTTTTTTAGCTAGTTTTCCTTTTGAAGCACCACCTTTTTTACTTCTTTTTTCTGCACTTTTAGTCGCTTCATCTAAATTCTTATCAATGTTTTTAAATTTATTAAATCTAGGAAACTTTTTTCCTGTTTCGTTTTCATATTCATAAGCAGTTTCCCAAGCTTTACCTAGTGGTAGAAATGTAGGACTACCTGTTTCCGTATTAAACCATATAAGAGGAATATTCCATGCTGTTCCTTCAGGAGATATTTCAGATGCTATATATTCGGTAGCATAATTAGAACCTACTGTTTGTATAGGCTTATGTTTCTTAGGATTAAATGGTTCTAAGTTAGTCATCGTTTCCCCCCCAATGCACTAAACCCAAAATATGCTCCAACCAATCCACACATACTGATATATTGTGTCATAAGAATACTTTCTGCTTCAGCTAATCTATCTGGAAATGCTAGAGTTAGTACAGTTGTTATAGCCATTAACAGGATTAACATCCATGCCATTCTGCGTTTGTTAACCTGATAAGCTAATTTATCAGGAATAAGATCGTCAGGTTTGCCACATGTACAGGGTTTATCTGCCATCTAGCCACTCATAAAACCCCATACCTTTAGGTTCTTTAGCGACCTTATAAGAAATCCAATTTGCAAATGTGCATTTACAGTCTATCTTGCCACAGCATTTAGACTTGGTTGTGTTGATGTACTGCAGATCATCTGCATCTCTATTAAAGTCCACTATATCTTTTATGGTTGCTTCATGCATGTTACTTCCTCCCATATAATGCTTTTGCTTTATAAGCTGTCTCTTCTTTTTTTGTTCTAGTGTGATACATTCTACCTCGCCACGGAAACTTTGCTTTACCTTCATCCTTTGCTTTTCTAAAGGCTTTGTCAAATGCTGAACCACTACCTTGATTACCTCGACCACCTTTCATAGTACCTAATCCTTTAGATGGAGAGGTAGTTTTTTTAGATGGAACACTTGGGTAAATTCCTAACTTTTGTGCTTTTAACCATGCAACGGTTGATGCCACTCCAGCTGCAAAAGTTACTGGTGCGGCTTTTCCTGCTCCTTTAAATTCATGTCGTTTAAATTTAGCTTTTAAAGATGTATTTATTGCTTTTTTATCTATCCCCAACAATTTTGCTGCTGGAGCTAAAAATTTTAAAGGTAATGTGTAACCCATTACTTTACTCCTGTATTTTTATTCATTAATTGTAAACCTGTTTTACCAAACCTGTATCCAAATGAGCTGCCAATACAAATATAAAGACATGTGGAGAACCAATCAGGTGTGTTTTCTTCCAAAAACATAAATCCTTCTTTAACATATTCCTGCGAAAAAGGCAAGAAGCATGCTACTAATATTCCTCCAAAAATAATGGTCCAAAATTCATCTTTCCATGACCCTGCCATTTGGTTAGTAAGGTTCTGTTCCATGAGCATTGAAGATGTGGCTTCTGTCTCATATACCTTTGCTTCAGCTTTTGCTCTGGCTACTTTAACATCAGTTTCAGCTTT